TCTAAAACCGCAGTATGCAGAGCCGTGCCGCGTTGCATCGCTGGCGTAGGCGCTGGCTTGATCGCGTTTGGATTCTCAAAGCGGTCCCAGTAATGAAGCATGGTCCGCTCTTTCAACCTGCTGGGGCTGACCGCTGACATGGCGTGATAGTCAGCATTGCTCAGATTGGGATGATGAGTGAGTTTTGGCATAGGGTGTTTTGATGCTCCGGCAACATAGCTGCGAGCATCCAAAAAACGCTCATTTGAAGTTGCATCTCTTCACATGAAAATTACGCTTCGGGATTACCAACAGAGATCTGTTGATGAAATCCGTTACGCCATGCAATGCGGTCATCGTTCAGTGCTGTTTGTCCTGCCTACTGGCGGCGGCAAGACCGTCATTTTTTCATACATCACTGAATCAGCCGCAATTAAGGGCAACCGTGTCCTGATCTTGGTTCATCGCCAAGAACTGGTTGAGCAGACATCAAGCACGCTCGCAAATATCGGTGTTGATCACGGCATCATCGCCAACGGCTGGAAACAAGATCTATCCCACGGCGTTCAAGTCGCATCCGTTGCCACACTCGCCCGGCGGTTGCATCGTTTTGACCCTAGCTTTTTTCAGCTCATTGTCATTGATGAAGCGCATCACGCGGTTGCCGGGACATGGGAGGCGGTCCTGGCCCACTTTGGTGACGCCAAGCAGTTAGGGGTTACTGCCACGCCCGAACGCCTCGACGGTCATGGCCTCGGCAACATGTTCTCCATCATGATCGAGGGGCCGCAAGCCTTAGAACTCGAACAGGCTGGCCACATCGTCCCGGCGAAATATTTTGGTCATCCAGATCACATTGAAGCGGTTCTGCCAAAAAAAGGTGATGAATTTGATTTAGACGCCTTAGAGGAAGAAGCCTTAACCCGTAAAGCGCTGGATTCGCCCGTTGAGCAATACAAGGCACGGCTTGATGGCCAAACTGCTGTTGCGTTTTGTCTGACGGTTGCTCACGCTGAAATGCTCGCAGATTCTTTTTGCATGGCAGGCATTCCATCCGTAGTGCTTGACGGCAGGCTTTCAAAAACCGTGCGAAGGCAGCGACTTCAAGCCCTAGCAGAAGGAAAAATCAAAATAATCACCAGCTGCATGGTCATCTCAGAAGGGTTTGACCTGCCCAGCGTTGGCGGTTGCATCCTCGTTCGCCCAACAATGTCCCTAGCTCTGCACTTGCAACAGATCGGCAGATGCTTAAGGCCAGCGCCAGGCAAGACTCACGCCACCATCCTTGACATGGTTGGCAATACCAAGCGCCATGGTTTTCACATTATGGAGCGAGAATGGAGCCTTGAAGATCAAGAACGTAAAGAAAAACTTTCGGTAAAACAATGTCCTGATTGTTACGCCATATTGCCAATCAGCACAACGGTTTGCAAAGAATGGGACAACGTTAAAAATCAAGAATGCGGCCACGTTTTTGGCAACGGTCCCCAAGAACTTAAGCCATTAGAAGAAGCCGGCGATGTAATTGTTGTTGAGCTAGATCAAAGTCAAATTCGCTTAAAACGCAGGTCTGAAGAACTTGAAGCCGATACGCTGGAAGCTCTTCAAGAATTAGGCAGGCAACGTGGGTACAAGCCAGGATGGGCCTACTACAGGCACAAAGCGAGACAAATCAAACGAGGCTCTCGTTCAACAACGCATCAGGCTGACTCTTGGTCGCGGCCATAGTCGTATTTTTCGTAATAACGTCGGCGCTCTGAAAGATAAGGCAGGGCGCATCGTTCGTTACGGCTTACAAAAAGGCTCCTCCGATTTGATCGGATGGACGACAAAAGAAATCAATGGCCAAAAGGTCGCAGTGTTCACTGCCATTGAAGTCAAAGACAAAGGGCGGCCTACACCCGAACAGGTTAATTTCATCGCTCAGGTCAAGGCCGCAGGCGGGATCGCCGGAGTTGCACGCTCACCAGAAGAAGCCCTAGAGATTGTGAAGCAATACAACAACGATCAGGACAGAGCAGATCCGGCCTCGTAGCGTCGGCAGGCATCCGCACCTCTGACATGGCGCTTCGATCAGACCCATCTCACTTGCTTAAAAAACTATTTAAAGAAGCTCACAGCTGTGATCCCAGCTCAATAGAGATTGCTATCGAATGGGCCAATAATCTGCCTTTATGGGCTGAACATCAAATCAAATTTCGCGGTTGGTCGTATTTAGCAACTGAAGCAACTGTTCGAGAGGCTCGCAAACTAATAAATCGCATTGAGGCCGGTAACGAGTGACGTGCCACAAGCTTCTTTTTTTTACGATCTGTTGTCACATTCGCAGGCAGCCGCGCCAATACATTGAGGTTCGTGCCTACAGCCCTAAGCACGCCAAGCACATCGCTTCAATTATTCACCCAAATGCTCGTTATCGCATCGTCATTCCTCGCAGATGAAACCTGACATCAATAAAGCTGCATCAGGTCGCTGGCCTGAACTTCTCTCCTCCATTGCTGGCATTACTGCCAAACAGCTCACAAATGAACACCAGCCTTGCCCACTATGTGGCGGAAAAGATCGTTACCGATTCGACGACGTAGGCGGCTCCGGCTCTTGGTTCTGCAATCAATGCGGCGGCAAGCACCATTCAGGTGGTGGCGGCAATGGGATGACCCTATTAATTCGTAAAACTGGAATGTCATTTAAAGAGGCCGCGCAAAAGGTTGAACAACATCTAGGTCTTAACTCGCCGCCAACAGATCCGCCGACTCAAGGTGCTGAACTTGTTCATCACTACTCCCAGACATTCATCATCTGCCGGTTCCCAAATAAAAAGATTCGCCCCCTGACATGGGCTAACAACAAATGGAACTGGAAAGCACCGGAAGGCATCCGGCCCCTCCTCCTGTCCCACCAGCTCCACACCCGGCCTGATGCTGGCGTCCTAATCGTGGAAGGCGAAAAAACCTATGACGCAGCCTGCAAACTTTTCCCGTCATCCATCATTTGCACTTGGTCCGGTGGCTCCGGCGCAATCACAAAATCAAATTGGGCTGCATTAAAAGACAGGCGTGTCGCAATATGGCCTGATAACGATGACCCTGGCCGTAAAGCAGCCGACAAAATAGCCAACACATTGCACGACATCGGCTGCGCCTCGATCAGTGAGATTCCTTCACCGTCAGACGCTTCAGCAGCTTGGGATTTAGCAGACGCCACTGAATGGACATCATCCCAAGCCCATGACTGGGTAAAACAAAATCGAACAGAAAAAAGCTGGGGCATCACTCCCAGCTGTTCACCCAACTCAACAAATGAGGTGCCAAAACCTCCTCAGCAAATTAGCACCGGACCATTTCAACTGCTCGGATACGACTCACAAGGCGGCTATTACTACCAGCCGTCCAGAGATGGCCTAATCAAAAGGATCTCAACGCAGTCTCATACTGCAACCATGCTCACAAGTCTTGCCCCGGAATCTTACTGGGCAACCATTTATCCCGGCAGAAACAATAACGGTGTCAACTGGACTTCTGCTGCATCAACACTTTTTGAGCAGCAAGCGGCTGTAGGGATGTTTGACCCTGGCCGTATCCGTGGCCGTGGCGCATGGCGTGACGCAAATCGCACCATCATTCACCTCGGTGATCGGCTCTTAGTCGATGGCACACCGAAACTCATAACCAAGCCAATAATCAGCCGTTATCGCTATCAGCATCTCGTCCGCATTGACGGAGCTGACGGCTTAAAGCCATTGACCGATCAATATGCAATTCAAATTTTCAACATCGCCAACCGCTTTCACTGGTCTAATCCTTTATATGGCGCTCTTATCGCTGGCTGGATCGTTACCGCTCCGATTTGCGGTGCTCTTCGCTGGCGTCCACATATTTGGCTAACAGCAGGCAGCGGTAGCGGTAAATCTGAATTTCTTAGTCGCTTCCTCACGCCACTGCTTGATGAAATGGCTTTATCTGTAGAAGGCGGCACCTCTGAAGCCGGCATCCGTCAACAGCTTGGTACTGACGCTCTTCCCGTAATCCTTGACGAAGCCGAATCCAACGAAAAAGCAGACGCTCAACGAATGCAAAACATTCTTTCACTGGCTCGCGTTGCAAGTTCTGAATCCAGGTCCGCATTAATCAAAGGTTCACCCGGTGGCGTCACACAGTCCTACAAAGTGCGGTCAATGTTTTTTCTTTCATCAATCGGCACCGCATTAAAACAACGCGCAGATCGAAATCGATTTGTTGAAATTTCCATGCGCTCACCACATGAAATGGACCCTGAAACCCGTCAGGCACATTGGGAGACTTTAGATGCTGATCTTGCCAAATACATCACACCAGAAATCGGTCAGCAATTAATGGCCCGAACGTTCGCCATGCTCCCAACAATTTTGGAAAGCACCGAGATCTTTACCCGCGCAGCACGTAAGCACTTCGGCTGTTCCAGGACTGGTGATCAATATGGGCCACTTTTAGCCGGTGCCTATTCTTTGATTGATAACGAAGCGCCAACACCTGAGACTGCTGAGCTGTATTTAGCGCAATTGCAATGGACTGACGACCAACAAGATCATGGCCCATCAGATGAACGCAACTGCCTTTCTAAAATCTTGCAGCATTCCGTTAGGGCTGAGGCCGGCGACCGCTCCTACACTCGCACCGTGGGTGAATTAATCGACATTTGTCTAGGCCGCAGGACCGATTTTGATATGACCGTCACACCAGCAAATTCAGCGCTGCTAAGGCTCGGCATCCGCGTCGAAAAGACTGATGGCGAGGTTTGCATCTCCAACACCGCTGAGGGCATCCGATCGATTCTTAAAGCTACTCAATGGGAAAATTGCTGGCCTTTGACCCTTTCTCGACTGCCTGGATCATCGAAAAAGAAGCCAATGCGATTCACTGGGGCGGGAAGCGTTTCAAGATCGGTTGCGGTTGGCGTTGGCGTTCTCTAGTCTCCCAGATAACTACCATTCAAAAGCGTTACTTCCTGTAACTCCCTTGCGCGGCAAGGGGTTTGCTGTTACAAGGGCGTAACAAGTGAAACAAGGGGCAAAAACGCTGTAACTCGCTGCGCTGCAACCGATCTTGGCGAATGTAACGGCGTAACGCTTGGAAGAGAACATAGCTATATAGATACCTATATAGAAACAGATATACCTATATGTCTATAAATAAATAAACCTCTATATAAATAGATTTTTTTGTAACAGCGTTATTTTTGAGTGATGGCAAGGGGTTTGAGCCCGTAACCAAAAAAAACAGGCGTAACAGGTGCCAAGGCCATGCATAGGCGCTATGTTTTGGGCACGCCAGAGATGGCACCCCACCGCTTAAGACAAATGACTACCTACGCCATTACCGTTGAAGGCACTACTCACACCATGAAGAGCAAGGTTGCTGATTACACCTACGCCGTGGGCGTGATCACTGAAGGCACTGTCCATAAGCCTGGTTTCTCTAGAAAGCTTGAGTCCGTCATGAAGATTGCCAAGCAAATCCGCTTTTACAACAACGGCTCTACTCCCTACGTCGTTGAGATTGCTACCGGAAATCGTCTGATCTGACCACAACGGCGCTTCGGCCCTAATGCTCTGAGAGGGGCCTAGGAGCCCCTACAACAGGCCGGGAAGCCTGACTGCATACAAGACCCTTAAGAGGGAAAAACAAGGCAGCTGTAGGGGCTGATCCATCTCCCGGCCATTATTCTTTGGACAGCTAGCTGCATCAAATGAACTCAACCAGCATCAAGCTTCGATCTGAAGTGTCAAAATTGCGTCAAGCTTTAATCCAAAAGCCAAACACAAAATTTGGAGCAGTCACTGTTGAAATGGCTGAATTTATGTTTACAACGTTGGATCTTTTGGCGTTCGCTGATGGTGCTCTTTATTACGAAGGTGTTGAGCTAGAAATTGACAACACACTGCCTTGCTACTGGGCTTTAAAATGACCTTAAAAGCTTTTCCTTGTCCTTTTTGTGGTCATCACAAAACCGTTGTTATTTGCGGTTATAATGGAAGAGGTAAAGCAAGAAAAACACACGAAAAAGCACGTTACCGTCGTTGCGTTAGCTGCCAAAAAAGATTTAAAACAATACAATTATTAAAACCGCACATTGATCAAGAAAAATTAGCTGAATATGTTAATCAAAAAGCTTACCGCCAAAATCTAGTATTAACGGGCAAATGGCATTCCTGTAAGTTAAAACCGGCTGAAGTGTTGGCAATAAAAAAAGAATGGGCTATTGCTGAATATCAAGACGATCAATTGGCAATTGATATTGCAAAAAAATATGGCGTCAAAAAACTGGCGATATTGAACATTACTCGCGGCATTAGCTGGAAAGCAATTACTTTGCCTGATGGCTAATTACATTTGCGGGAAAGGCATGAATGAAGAAAATTTGCTTGCTATGCGTAAACGTGTTTTAGAATTAGACGCAGATCCAACAATCAAACCAACTGTTTTAGAAAAAGCTTTTTTAATCGCTTATCAAGAACGCAAAAAACAGTTTCCTTCGAAATGAATTGTCCTAATTGCAACGGCTCTAAAATCAGATCGCAAGAATCTCGTCACACTGATAAAAGCTCAATAACTCGCAGGCGAGTTTGCGCTGATTGCGGTTTTCATTGGTCATCAATCGAAATTATTGCTCCAACGTCGCTTTGTTGCTGGAGAGATACTTCTATGCCTGATCAAAGACGTGTCTCCCATTGGCACGCACGTACAAAAGTTTTAGACTCGTTGCGGCAAGCTTTAATAGACCTTTTGCTAGCCTCATAACACGGCTTAGCATTACATAATGATTGGCTGCTTCATGTTAAGCTTCGACAGCCAAGTAAGTTTTCAGCTTGCTACCTGTGGTGGGTGAAAACCTCCGATCTTAACGACCGGGGGTTTTTCGGCGTATAAAGGAGTTTTATGGAAATCAATATTACAAATAGAATATTTCTACTTATAAATTTTGACCTTGTGCTTAATAATAATATTGCTTTAGCAACTTCAACATGCCCGACTGCATTGACTTTTCATTAAACTTTGACGTTAAAGTGCTTCCCATTTTTAGCACGTATGCTGACAAGATTCGAGACGGCACAAAGCTCATGGAGCTTCGTACTTATAACCCTGGCATATATCCAGGCACTTGGACTTTACTTTACGAAACAAGACCAGCTCAGGTTATCAGAACAGCTTTTTATTCATCAGGTTTTATTTGCATGACGCCTATAAAATTGTGGCACAAATATAGCAAAATTATGGGAATTACTTGGGAGGCTTATGAGTCTTATTTTGATGGAAAGTCTTGCGCTTACGGCGTGAATATAGCACACGTTATTAATTTTGAGCCTATTTCTTATCAGCAACTCAAACAAGACATAAATTTCATAGCTCCATTGGGATGCAAAAGGTGGAAATATGGCAAGTTTTATACTCGTATTTTTGACAAAATTATATCGATCAATTAATTACTTAAAGGAATGCTACGTTCCGCAACATTGTCCATGGCGGACTACGCTTCGATGTTAATCCGTCTTATAACATTAATGTCAAACATTAAACACTTGACACACCCACCACTGCAATTGTTATGGCATCAAAAAACCAATCAATCTTTCAACAACTTGAAATTCGTTCCAAAAAAGTTCTAACACATTATGTCGAAGACTTTTATGAGCACGATAAAAATACACTTCAAACTAAAGTTAAGCCTGGGGAGATTTGGCTTTGGCAAGTGCGACCCGCAGGAACTTGGCTAATCCGCTGGGATGAAGATATTCACGCCAGTAAAAACTCATTGCTTGAGGCTATTATTCGGTCTGCGATCAATGGCAATTACGCAAAGGCTCGTTGGTATCTTTTATATGTTGAAAGCATTTGTGATGGTCAGCCAATTGGCACCGTTTCACGGTCTATTTCCCCTAAGTGGCTTTCCGAAAGACTTCCACGCCCAAAGACCGTAAAACTTCCTCAAATTAAGGCTCAACACAAAACCATTAACGTGGCGGCAAATGTTTGAAATTTTTTGCCTTATTGAAGACGAACTTGGCTCTAGGTCTTGCCCTACTGGGGATGGTCACGAATTTAGAAATATAGCGGAAAACAAAATGCTTCAATTAATGATAAAGGAGCCCACTCTTAAATTTTACATCCAGTTTATCCCTACCGAGGATTATTTCAATGCCTTCTAAAAATTTGATTATTACACAGCCTCAACAAGCTTCTTGTGGCAAAATTATTTTCAGTTGCCGCGTAAACGATCTTATTAAAAATTACGCGCTATGCCATAATATTAACTTAAGACTTAAGCTTTATTTTGACGGGGATTGGGGGGACATTTGCGAAGATGATTGGGCATCTAATATTAATACAATTCAATCCACCGAAACTGGTGGCACGATTATTGGAGCCTATAAGCTTTTTGACGGCACAAAAATATGGATAATGACCAGCGGGTACGGCAATCACAAACTTGGCATTGATTATTGCTATACAACGGTTTTATTGCCTAGCGAATATTGAGCATCATGGGGGCTTAGCCCCCCTTTTTTTTACTGTTCTTTTACTGTTTAAATCATGATTCCTAAATCACTTGAAAAACAAATCAACTCGCACGAATTTTTAATGGCGCGTGAGGAGTTAATGAATGACATTCAAGACATTATTGGTGAATATTTTGATTGTGAGATTACTCGTTGCAGCGACCTAGGAGAGATAGATAATTTTGACGAAGCAAAAGATTGCTTAATTAAAGAATTATGCGATTCCGTGTGCAACAATTTAAATTTAAAACAACTTACAAACCATCAAATTTAACTCATTAATTAATGGCGGTATGCTACATTTTGCTAAAATGTCCGCCTTGGACGACGTTATGCATTTTTTTATTTTATAATTAATTATTGAACAAACAATGTTTGCTCAATAGCCCACCACAAACTTTCATCATTATGGCTGCAGAATTTTCATCCGGCATTCTTTTAAACGGTAAAAAAGCTTGGCACGGCGAAGGAGAAGTTCTTGAAGGGACTCTTCCTGCTCGCGAGGCTTTTACCAGAGCCGACGCTCTTTTTCAAGTCCAAAAAACGCCCCTTTATGTCCTAGATTCCAACGGCAAACCCGTTGAAGTTGATTCTCGCGTCGCCGTACAACGTACAGACACGATGGACGTTCTTGGTACAGTTTCCCTTAATTACGAAATCATCCAAAACGAAATTCTTTGCCAAATGGCGGAAATGCTTCGCGATGACATCATTATGGATACCGTCGTTGTCCTTAAAGGTGGAGCCAAAGTTGCTTTCACAGGTAAAATTGTCGGCACCGAAACCGACATTCTTCCTGGCGACAAAATTCATCGCAACATTGTTGGCTATCTTGGGCACGACGGCTACACTTCTTTTGGCGGCGTCTTTACCGACGTTCGCGTAGTTTGTCAAAACACGCTCGGCTTCGCTCAGCAAGACGGCAAGCGTTCAGGCAAACAATTTGTTATTAATCACAACAAAGTTGGGGTTAGCCAAATCGACTCCGTTCTTAGAAATATCGATGTTGCTCGCCAAACTTTTGGTCAGCACGTCGAAGAATATCAACGGATGGCAGACACAAAGCTTGATTACGAGGCTTATCGCAGCTGGCTTGCTCATCTTTACAAAATGCCCACCGTTAGAGATGACAAAGGCCAATTTCGCGCAGGGTCCATCGAAGATTCTCCAGTAAAATGGAACAAACTTCGCAACGCTTGGGTTGGAGGATTTGGCTCGCATATTGAAGGAGTCAATGGCACCGTTTGGGGCGCTTATAACGCCGTCACGGAAGTTGAGACTTCGCTGCGTACCGAAGGCAAAACTTCCACTCGCCTTCAGTCAGCTACTTGGGGTCAAGGTTCTCGTATTGTAGAACGTGCTAGGGAATTAGCTCTTCAGCTCGTTACCGCTTAATTTTTCCCCATCATTAATCGCCTTCTGCACGGAGGCGATTTTTTTATGTTTACAACGCTATACAACAAAACGTCCACGATGGACGTTCACCTTTCAATGCTGGCCTTGGCTTCCGCGTTATGAAAAACAATTTTTTCCATACCCACGTTAAATTGCGTAGTAATGGTTGCGTTACGTCGTTTTGGTATCAAAAAAGAAGTAAAATCTCAATAAATCGCATGATTTAGTCTAATGTCGGATCAAATTAGCCTTAAATCGCTTAAACCGGACAAGAGAAACGCCAGAAGACGTACCGCACAGTCCAAGCACCTTATTCAAGAATCTTTAAACCGCTACGGTGCAGCTCGTTCCATCGTCATTGACGAAGACAATGTTGTCTTAGCTGGTAACGGTACTATTGAAGGAGCGCAAGCCGCAGGCATTAGCAACGTTAAAGTGGTTGAAACCGATGGCACGGAAATCATTGCTGTTAGACGAACGGATCTATCCAAACATGACAAGATTGGTCTTGCATTAGCCGACAATCGCACAAGCGAACTTAGCGAATGGGACGCTGAACTACTTCATACTCTTTCTGAAGAGCAAGACATTAAACCGTGGTTTTCCGAAGACGATATTACAGAATTACTTGGAAAGCAAGACAATATTGGCGATGAAATAGCTGACGATCAAACGGAATACCTCAAAGAGCAATTTAATATTCTTATTGAATTTACCAATGAATTTGAACAATCTGCCGCTATTGAAACTTTCACCAAACAAGGATTTTTATGCCGCGCTTTGAACTCTTAAGGGAATCCACTATTGAACGATCTGCACGGGTCATTCAACTTGAAGGATTATTTGAACTCCCTCCCTCTCCAACTAGCACTGTCAAATGGAACATTAATCTTCCAATTGAAGAATTTGATTGGAACATCGGAATAATTGTCGGCCCATCGGGTTCTGGCAAATCAACTCTTGCGTCTGAAGCATTCCCTGATGCTCTTATGGCCAATTGGCAATGGGACGGCTCTAAATCTTTATTAGATTCATTTCCAAAAACTATGGGGATAAAAGAAATTACGGCGCTCTTGTCGCAAGTTGGCTTTTCCTCCCCGCCGTCCTGGTTGCGTCCGTTTCACGTTCTAAGCAATGGTGAACAATTCCGCGTTAGCATTGCTCGCGGCCTTGCAGAATCAAAAAATATGTTGGTTGTCGATGAATTCACGTCGGTCATTGATCGTACCGTTGCTCAAATAGGTTCAGCTGCAATAGCAAAAGCCGTACGCCGTAGAAAACAAAAATTTGTAGCTGTTTCTTGTCATTACGACATTCTTGAATGGCTACAACCAGATTGGGTTTATGACGTATCTTCTGGCCATTTTGCGCGAGATTGTCTTCAACGACCATCAATATCTCTTGAAATTAAATCCATACCAAACAGCTCTTGGGAAATCTTCCGTAAGCATCATTATTTAAGTCATAACTTACACAAAGCGGCCAAATCTTTTGCTGCATTTTATAAAGGTCGTCCTATAGCTTTCACGGCTGTTATGCACATGCCTCACCCATCAGGCACTCAATGGAAAGAACATCGAACCGTATGTCTTCCTGACTTTCAAGGCGTTGGCATAGGCAACGCTTTGTCTAATTTCATAGCTGGGGCTTATTCTGGTGTTAGAGGGCGTTCTTACGGTTCAGTGACAGCTAATCCCGCAATGGTTAATTATCGTGCTCGGTCTCCCCTTTGGCACATGTCTAGGCGGCCAAGCCTGCCAACCGGGGCTAAAGGCAGCAAAATACGAAAAACAAAATCTCTCAATGCTTTAATTGGCAGTTTTCAAACGCATCGCTTGACATCTTCTTTCAAGTATGTTGGGCCTAAGAACCCGGAAGCAGCTTTACTTCTTGGCATTCAATAATTATTCCAATGGCAGGCGCAAACACTACAAAAGCTGAAACCCTAATTAGGTCGCAACGATTTTCTCGTATTATTGCAAATGGTGGGCGTCGATCTGATTGTATTCGTTACGCTTCTGAAAATTGGGGGGTAACTGAACGGACTTGCGATAAATATCTTGAAATTGCACGCAAAGAATTAAAAGCAGATTGGGACATTGAACGACCGCAAATGATTGCAGATTTGCTATCGCAATGTTCAACGTTACAAATGGAAGCTCGTCGAGCAGGTCAGTTTCATATTGCTTTGGGAGCTATTAATACTGCTGCCAAATTGGCTCAACTTTGTTCGTGAGTATTTTAAGACATGCCAAGCCTGGTCATATATTAGGCGAATGGTCTGGGTTGGATACTAACGCTTTAATGGCAAAAATGAAAGCGGATTTACACCCTGGGCAGCTTGAATTTGTTGACGATGAAACCAGTCAAATTCTTGCAATTTCAGCGGGTTACGGTGCAGGCAAAACTAGAAGTCTTTGCTGCAAAGCAATATCTTTGGCTATTGCTAATCAAGGATTTGTTGGATGCGTTATGGAACCAACAGGCCCATTAATTAGAGACATTTGGTTGACCGAGTTTGACAACTACCTTGAAGCGTATGAAGTTCCTTACACGTTTCGAGCGTCACCTTTGCCTGAATATATTTTACATTTGCCAAAAGGTGATACAAAAATTATATGTAGAAGTTTTGAAAACTTTCAACGCATTATTGGCCTTAATTTAGCATTTTGTATTAGCGATGAAATTGATACCGTTAATTATTCTATTGCATCAAGAGCATTCCCTAAGATTCTTGGGCGTCTTCGCTCTGGCGAAGTAAGGCAATTTGCGGCTGCTTCCACGCCAGAAGGATTTAAATGGCTTTATAGCGAATTTGGCAGCCCGGATGCGCTTGCTCGTCCAGATCGCAAATTAATTAAAATGAGAACAATGGATAACCCACATTTGCCAGATGATTTTGTTGAACGATTGAAAGCCAATTATGATCCAAGCCTACTTAAAGCATATCTTGAGGGTGAGTTTGTTAATTTAAACACCGGCCAAGTTTATGACCGTTTTGACCGATTTAAGCACGTTATTGCAGATATTCCTAAAGTTGAACATGAACCCTTACGAATCGGCGTTGATTTTAACGTTGGCAATATGTCTGCTGTTATTGCGGTTCGTCTTGGTAGGCAATTGTTAATCATTGATGAAGTGGCAGGCGCACATGACACGGATGCATTGGCTCAAGAAATACGACGACGTTTTCCCGACCGTCGCATTTATGCCTATCCTGACGCATCAGGCGGTAATCGCAGTACAAACGCCAGCAAAACTGATATTCAGATCCTTGAGACTTATGGATTCACCAACCAATCGCCACGATCAAATCCTCCCATTCGGGATAGGGTGGCTGCTGTTCAAGCTTTGCTGGAAAACGGAAAAGGCGAAGTAAGGCTTCAAATTTCGGCAAACTGCAAGCGAACAATTGAATGCTTAGAACTTCAGTCCTACACGGAAAAAGGCGATCCAGATAAGGATGCTGGATATGACCACATGAATGATGCCCTCGGCTATTTAGTGTGGCGCGAATTTAACCCTCTTCATGCGCGTGCAGGTCAAGGCACTGGTATTAGACTGTATTAAGCATTTGATTTAGGATTATGGCTCGCCCATACAAGCGTGACAAGATAGGCCGTTTTTCTAGTGGTGGGGGTAAAGCTAGCGGAACGTTTAAATCGGGAAGGAAGGCCTTAGCTTCGGGCAAATCAGCGAGATCGGATGCTGCAATGGTTAAGACCCTCAAAGGTGGTGAGAAAGCAGGGGGGCAAATGTCATCAAGGGCTGGCCGCAGTTCAGCCACAACCGTGCGACGGCGAACAAGCAATTCAACCGAAACGAAATATGTTGGCCGGGCAGCATCCATGTTCAAAAAGGATGCCAACAAGAGCAAAATCAAACAGCGTAGAATGGAGAAAGAACGCCAGAGTTTTGCCCGTAAGGGCGCACGCCGTGGTGGCAGATAACCTCCTCGATTAGTATTAGGATATTGATCAGGGTTAGACCTGTGTAGGCTGTCAGCAAAAGGCGGCTGCAAAATTGGGCTATCAATCAACGGCAAAAAATAGAACTAAAACTTCAAAGGTGGTAAATGTTTACGACCCTAATCAGGCATGGGTCGATCAAGAGCCACACTGGGAGCTGATTGAATGCCTGCTGACGGGCACTTATGGCATCAGAAAAGAGGGCCGTAAATACCTGCCGCAGGAACCGCGTGAGCAAGATGATGCCTATCAGAACAGGCTGCTTCGCAGCACGCTTCAGCCGTATTACGTCAGGCTTGAGCGATTATTGGCCGGGATGCTTACTCGCAAGCCGGTAAAACTAAATGACATCAGTGACGGCATTAGAGAAGACTTATTTGATGTTGACCGGCAAGGCAACGACTTAAACACATGGGTGTATGAAACAGCGCGTAAGGCGATCCGCTATGGGCATGTTGGAGTTTTAGTTGATGCACCATCAGACGGAAACGGACGCCCGTATTGGTGCGCCTACACACCCCGCGAAATTCTGGGTTGGCGTACTGAAATGCAAGATGGAAAGCCTCGACTTGTCCAGCTAAGACTAAAAGAACAGGTCACTGAGCCTGATGGAAAATACGGCGAAAAGACAGTTAATCAGGTGAGGGTATTAACGCCAGGATATTACGAGCTATACAGACAAGACGAGAAAAAAGATTACACATTATTTGAAGAAGGCAAAACAAGTTTGAGTGAAATACCTTTTGCAGTTGCATATTGCGACCGCATTAATTATCTGCAATCAAAACCGCCAATGGAAGACATTGGCGAATTAAACATCAAGGCGTACCAAATTCAATCAGATCTTGACAACATTTTGCATGTTGCAGCAGTGCCAATGCTTGCGATTTTCGGTTTTCCGCAATCAGCAGAAGAGATCACAGCGGGGCCAAATGAAGCGCTTGCGCTACCTTCAGACGCATCCGCTCAATACATCGAGCCAGGCGGGGCCAGCTTTAACGCATTGTTCCAGCGGTTGGATCAGATCGAAAAGCAGATCAATGAGCTGGGCTTGGCAAGTGTGCTGGGCCAAAAGCTATCGGCTGAAACTGCTGAGTCAAAGCGCCTCGATCGCAGCCAAGGCGATTCCACGATGATGGTGATCGCCCAAAACATGCAGGACATGATCGACAACTGCCTGCGGTTTCATGCTGACTACTTAAACGACGCATCACCCGGCAGCGCATTAATTAACCGCGATTTCATGGGCTCCCGTATGGACCCTGCAGAAATTAAAGCGATGCTTGAGCTTTACCTGGCCGGCACAATCACGCAGTCAACGTTACTAACGCAACTTGAGGCCGGGGAAGTGCTTGGCGATGACTTTGACCTTGAGGAAGAGCTTGAGGCGACGGCTGCAGGTGGACTGCAGGAATGAGCACCCCGTCTGATTTTTATCGGCACGCTGTTGACCTAAATCGATTTAGCAACGCTGAGGCAAAACAGATCGCGATCGCTTACAACCGTTTAATTTTGCAAGCTGTCGCGGATCTGCAGATCTTGGTCGAGGATGAACGGGCATTTGACCGTCAAACCCGGCTTAGGGAGATCGTCAGGCAGTTACGAGCAAGCCTTAACGGCTGGGCGGGTGAAAGCTCGGCATTGCTGGCGGGTGAACTGCAGGGGCTAGCCACATTCGAGGAGCAGTTCATCAGAGCGCAGCTGCTGGAGATGGTGCCAGATCACATGATTGAGCAGGTCAGAGCGCTGCAAATTGACCCAGCGTTTGCCCGTGCTGTTGTGATGACCGACCCAATTGAGATCGGGCTGAACGTTTTGTCTGATGACTTGCTTGAGGCAGTGGGGCCATCACCGGCAACATTCAGACTGACAGCAACGCAGGGCGCTCGGATTACTCTCCCAAATGGCTCAACCGTCTCGAAAGCATTTAGGGGCATCGCTGAATCTCAAGTTGAGCTGTTTACAAAAACGGTCCAGTCTGGTTTCTTGGCGGGTGACAGCGGTCCTCGAATGTCAAGGCGTCTCAAGGGCCGTTTGAAGTTTGCTGATTTTGGGCCGTTGTCAGTGCGACAATTAGCGCAAGCCGGCGGCCAGCTCACAGCCGTGGCAAATCATCAGGTGAACACGTTGGTGAGGACAAGCGTTAATCAGGTGGCAAATGCAACCAGCCAGGCTACTTATAAAGCCAACGCTGAGATTACCCAGAAATACAAATACGTGGCGACGCTTGATTCACGTACTTCAGCCCGATGCAGGGCATTAGATCAACAGGTGTTTGAGTATGGCAAGGGGCCGACGCCACCGCAACATTTCAATTGCAGATCGACAACAGTCCCAGAGATTAACTATGAAGCGCTTGGGATGACGCCACCGCCACCGAGTGCGATACGCAGGCCGGGCATTATTTCAGGACCGATGAGCAAAGCAGCCAAGGCGCGAACGGTTCCGGCGAATCAGGCTTATGGCGATTGGTTACAGGAGCAAGGCGACAACGTAAAGCGCGACGTTTTGGGGCCTAGCAGGATCCCGTACTGGAACAAGCTGGTGAAGAAATACGGGCCAGAAGATGCAATTCGCAAGTTTGTCGCAAATGACGGTTCAGAGCTGACGCTTAAGCAGCTTAAGGCAAGATATGGGCAGCCGTAGAATCAGAACAACAGCAAAAAATAGCCTTATGAAATATTCGCAAATCAAGAAACCAAAAGGCATTAAAAAAGGAGGCAAGAAAAAAAAAGCAAAAAATAAAAAAAGGGCAGCGGGTTAGGAGAAGAAGTAAAGTGGTAAGGCAAATAAGCCTTACGGGTTTCACATGGCCGACGAGATTACGTCTCAAGAGCAAGAGCAACCAAGCGCAGATGTAGAGGCGCTAAAGAAAAGCGTCAAGGCGCTGGAGCTTAAAAATTATGAGTTAATTGGCAAGTTACAAGCAAATGAAGGGCTTGAGGGTGTTGACGTTCAGGCCCTGATTGATTTTAAGGCCAATGCCGAGCAACAGCAACTTGAGAGCAAAGGGGCATACGTCGAAGCCAAAGCCGCACTTGAGCAGCAGTTCAGGGAATCAGCCACTGAGAAAGACAGACGGATTCAGGAATTGACTGATCGAGTGCAAGAGCTGGAGCTGATGGCCCCAGCTGTCAGCGCATTGTCTGATGTTGTTCATGACCCGCAATTAGTGCTTAACACCCAGCTAAAACGCGACCAAATTCAACGCGAGCCTGATGGCACTGTCGTGGTGGTCGAAGGCTATGAGCGCACCCCAGTGGGAGAATGGGCAAAGGCTAAAACACCGGCATGGATGCAAAAAGCACCAAAGCCTCAGGGCAGTGGGGCTCCATCGTTTAAGGCCAGCGGTGAGATCACACCGGGCACAAAGAACCCGTTCAGCGCTGAAAGCTTCAACCTCACAGAGCAATCACGGTTGTATAAAACAGATCGTGATTTGTATGATCGGCTTAAAAATGCCGCAAACCGCTAATATGTAGCTCAGGTGAAGCTACGCAGAACCGTAAGGGTTACGCCCGAAAAATAAACAACCATTTTTTAGGAGGTTAGTCATGGCGGTTCTGCGCTCTGACATCATCATCCCGGAGGTTTTTACCCCGTATTTAATCGAAGAATCAACACGGCGCGATGCGTTTTTGCAAAGCGGTGTTGTTCAGCCATTGGCGCAGCTCAATGCGTCTGAAGGTGGCGGCGATTTTGTAAACATCCCGTTTTACAATGCGAATTTGGCGGGTGACTTTGAGGTTCTATCTGACAGTTCTTCACTGACACCTGGAAAGATTACTGCCGATAAGCAAGTCGGTGTAGTGCTGCATCGTGGCCGTGCGTTTGAATCGCGAGATTTAGCCGCTCTTGCCGCTGGTTCTGATCCTATGGCTGCCATTGGCCAGAAGATGGCCAATTATGTGAACCATCAGCGTCAAAAAGACTTGCTGGCGTGTCTTGATGGTGTGTTTGGCGCAGTCAACAACACTTCATCTGCAGCTGCATTTTTTGGGCTAACGATCGACGGTGAATCTGGCGACACGCCAACATCTCTCAGTCCCCGTCAGGTTTCGCAGGCCCGTGCATTGCTCGGAGACCAAGGCGAAAAGCTGAATACAATCGTGATGCATTCCAAGACGTATTACGAGTTGGTCGAACGTCGTGCTGTGGATTACGTCAAGGCAACAGATGTAGCGGGCGGTGATGCAACTGCATC